GGTTCGCCCACGACCATGGCCTCCTGCGGCACCTGCAATGGTGAGTTGCCAGCTGCAGCGGCGACGTTGGCAGGCGGTGGGAGGTCTCCAGATTGAGCAGCAGCAGCGGCCGGGATCGCTGCCCTGGCAATGCCGGCACCTGTAGAGATCGCCCCAGTCGATGTCGATTTAGGCCTATTGAAGGGCCTCCCGGTTTTCGGGTCGTTTAGGTTTGTGTCGCTGCCTCCCCCTTTGCTGAAAGTCATAACCGGGAGGGCACCCCAATCAGCGCCGTGGTAGCCGTTACCGGCGGGAACTGCGCCCCTATCGGCGAGAGAGCAGAGCCCAGCCGCCAGGTGATCTGCGTCAGGGTGCCGGATGCTCCGACCACCTGGCCAAGGCAACTGGCCGCCAGGACATAGCCGCTGGCTGGCGGGGTGGTGGCCACCGACTCGTCAAACTGAATCACTCGCAGCCGGGCCACCCATGCACCTGCCAGCGCCCGCTCAGTCAGCTGAAGCACCGATGGCACCGCTGGCAGGGTGATCGTCGCCTGATCGCCCACAGCCTGGCCACTGATGAGGCCTGCCCAGTCCAGCTGCTGATAGGCCCACGAGGCTCCGTCCCAGCTCACCACCTGATCGATCCAAGACGATTGCCAGCGGTTGGAGATCGAGCCGAACCCATCGCCGATCTCCAGAAACGCCGCTTGCCCGCGAGTGGTCATCAGGCCCCCCTTAGTGCCATGCGCCCAGCCGGGGTGCCGAGCTGCCCCAGGATCCCGGATGCCAGGGCCTGCATGCCGGCCTGGAAATCCTGCATGCTCACCGTGTCGGTGCCGTCGGGCAGCTGGTAGACGGGGCCGGTCTGAATGGGGATCGTGATACTAGTGGGGGTGGAACTCTCCCGCCCGCGGGCCCCGGCCCTTGTGTGGTCGATCACGGTTTCGCGGGGGTGCAGCATCGCCATGAAGCCGCCCTTGCCGTCGAGGCCTCCGGAGCGCGGGGCGCTGCCGGTGTAGCCGCCACCTTCAAAGCTTGGGACTTGAACTATCGGAATTCGTGGTAGGTCGGGCAGGGCAGGAATCCTGTTGTATCCATCAATAATGTTATTAACCAGCGCTGCAGCAATGTTTACCCTGTCAGCTACAAACTGAAGCACGCTGCGGAATACGCTTCTGATGGTGTTGGCGGCTATCTCGAATGGCTTGGCCAATGCGTTGGCCACATTGCTCACAGCAGAGCTTGCCCAGTCCCAGATCGCGATGATGCCGGTGCGGATGGTTTTGTTCACCGTGTCCACGGCGTCGTAGATGGTTTCAATGATCTCTTTGAATGTGTTTTGTATTGCTTTATTGATGCCGTCTACGACTCCGTAGATTTGATCCCGGAACAGAAAAATTGCGACACCAGCGGCCACCAGCAGCGCAGGCCATGAAATCAGAAATGCAGCTATGCCCCCCAGTCCTGTCGTAATCGCCGTCCATGCGCCAGCGCCGCCCAGCAATTTAATAGCACCGGCAAAGCCGGCCAGGGGTATTGCGATGGTTCCCAACGCCCCGGCCAAGAACATCACCGCGCCGGCTGTTGCCTTCACAGGCTCGGGGAGCCCGTTAAAGGCCTGAAGCAACTGGATTAGCATCTTGATCGCCGGAGTCAGAAGCGGCAGGAGGTTTTCGCCTAGCTCCATCCGCAGATCAGCCATGGCAGCGGTGAACTGCTGCATGGCCGTAGGGGGCGGGGGCTGAATCTGCTCCAGCTTCTTCATCGCCATGACGATGATGTCAGTAGTAATCACTCCGTCAGCACCAAGCTGCTTAAGCTCTCCAACCGTTACTCTGGTACTAGCCACAAGGTTGGCCAGCGTCGTGGCGGTTGCTTTTTTGTTGGCTTCAATGTCTGCTTTCAGCTTGCCTTCTAAGGTTTTCTTTTGCCTTTCCATTGATGCTTTTACTGCATCTTCTTCGGCTTGCTGAGCAGCTTGCAGCTCGCTTTGTTGCAGCTGCCTTGCATCTCGGTTCATTCTGGACAACTCTTTATTTCTAGCATCGCTTTTGTCTGTTATTATAGTTGTTTCGTTGTCTTCTTTGTTTTCAATAATCTTAAGCGCTTGAGTTTTTTCGTCTTCAAGCGCTCGGAGCGCGTTAGTTTTTTGAGTGTAGTTTAATGTTTTATTGTCTTGAATAGCTTTTTGCCGGTCCTCAAAGCGCCGATCCAACGCCTTACGCTCAACGTCGTATCGTTCATTGATACCATCTATAGTTGCTTTAAGTTCTCGATCGTTATTACTGCGCACTATTTCATCCTGATCTTCAAAGCTGTCTTCCATAAGCTGCTCTTGGCGCCTGTAGCGCTTGGCAATTTCGCTAAGATGCTTGTCGGTTTCACTGCGAAGCGTGTCAATTCTTAGTGCCGCCTGCTCTTTGAGAATTTCTGTTTGACGCTTTTCTCCTTCCTTGGTCTGCTTGATCAGCACATCGGCCTTTTCTTTGCTGATCTGCTCCAGTCCTTTGCTGCGGGCAATGTCGCTGAACACGTCAACGATGGCGCGGCCGATCGCCGGCATTCTTTCCATCAGAGACCTAAGCTCATCGCCCTGAAGCCTGCCAGATCCCATGGCCTGGCCAAGTTGTCGAAACGCTTCTCCGGCGTCGTAAGTAGAAAGCCCCGCTTGCTTTGCTGCATTGTTTACGCCGATAAATGTAGAGCCAATCTGCTCAAGACTGATTCCCATTGGCCGCAATCTTGCGTAAAGATTGCTCACGCTATCGGCCGCTTCAATCTGCCCCAGCCCGTACCGCTTGGCTGAATCTGCCGCCAGCTTTGTCACCGCTGCGGTTTCGTTGAACTGTCCGGATAGGTTTTTGATTCTCATGCCAACCAAGCCGGATTGCTCGCCGGCCTCCAAAGTTGATTTGGCGAAGTCGCCCATGCGGCGGGCCAGGTCGGCGATGCCAAGGCCGGAGATCACCTGCCCGAGTGCGCTCATCTTGCTCTTGGTGGTGTCCACCGCCTTGGACATCTGCGCCTGTGCTTCCGTGGCCTTCAGCTGGGCATCTGCCACCTTCCGCTTCTCGGCCGCAATCTGCGTGGTCACGCGCACCTCTTGCTCAGCCAGCGTCAGATTCCTGCGGGCAGCTTCAGCCTGGCGGAGAATCTCCGGTGTGATCTGGCCGTACTTGCCAGCAGTGGCTACCGCTGCCTGCGCGCGTTTCTGCTCCAGCTGGATGGCGTCGCGTTTTTTAACAGCAAGCTGCACCTCGGAATCCAGCTGGGCTTCGATTCCCTGCCTGCGAAGTCGACCGTTTTTGATTTCAAGGCTAGCTAGTTGATCTTGAATTGCTTGACGATCTTTATCGGTTTTGGCCTGTTGCAGCTTGCTTCCGAGAATCTGTTTTTCAGCGTTATTGATGTCAATTCCTGCGGCTGTTGTTGCCTGCGCTAGTTTCTGGTTGAGCCCGATTGATTGCTGTATTGCCTGAGAATTTGCTGCGGCTCCCTTAGCCTGAGTATCAGCAAGCTGCTGTGTGAGCCTTGCCATGCCCTGTAAAGCGGATTTCACTGCAGCATCGCCCGACATCTCGGACTTGATCCTCAGCAAAGCATCCATATTCGCAGCCATTAGCGGGCCTCCTTGCTCAGTTGCCCCAGGATTGTGGCCTCAATGATCTGCACGTCGGTCATTGTGTCTCGGACGTGCTCCATTGACCACAGGTTAGCCATTGCCAGCACGGCTCCATAGTCAAGCCCCAGCAGGCCCGCAGGGCCTGTTCGCCATTGCGTCTGGCATTGCATAAACAGCTCCAGGGCAGGCCAGTTTTCGGGCCAAACCTCAAACACCTTTGGCGCTTGCGACCCGATCAGCTCGGCCACTGACTCGGTCGGCAGGCCCAGCGCTGCTGCCTCCTGTTTCAGCCGGGCCGTTTCGTCAGGCTTTGCGCCGCTCAGCCAATGCCGCGCGGCGCCTTCAAGTTTCCCCGTTTGGCTCCTTTTAGACTGTCACCCCAAGCGTTGCAAACCGTGAGCGCCACGCCCTGAACCTGCAGGAACCTTGCCTTGGCCGCCACTCCGAACTCCACGGGTTCGCCATCGTCATCAATCACGTCAGCCCCCCAGCCCACCAACACCTCATCGGCCACGGCGCAGAGATTGACGTGCTCCAAGTCCGGGTCGTCCTGTCCAATCTCCAGCAGTCGCTGACGCTTGATCAGCTGCTGCGTGAGCTCCTCAATCCGATTCTGGCGCAGGAAGGCAAACTCAGCCGTGAAGCTGTAGGGAGTCCCGGCCAGCTCCCCGGATACCTTCCAGGGGTAACTAGCAGCCGTTGAGAGCTTGAACATGGTGCGTAGCGGTGTGGGTGTTCAGAATCGCCAGCCTGAGCCGCTGGGTTTAGGTGAATGCCAGGGTCATGGAATCGGTGGCGCCGGGGGCGGAGTTCTTCGCCACAAACGGCAGCTCTAGGCCATACGTGCCGTCCAGGTTCACCTCAGTGGGTGCCCCGAACACGGCATAGGGGATCGTCGGAATCACCCTGTTACCGGCGGCGGTGCCATGAGTGAGTGTGATGGCCTGGCGGGTGCCGTTGGTGCAGAGAGCGTAGGGGTTGAACGTGGCCAGGTCAGCCGGGCGCACGATCGTGATCGTGCCGCTGACGACGTGGTTCAGGATCTGAACCTCTTTGCTGCAGCCGGCAAAATCCCGGAAGAAGATTTCCGGCTCCAAAGTCAGAGTCATCGACTGCACGCACACAGCCAGGCCGCCAATGGTGGCGGTAGCGGTGTTGGCGGCATCAAAGACAACCGGCGCCGCCTGGTTGCTGATCGTTGGCGTGACGTTGGCAACGTTGGTTGGCTCAACGTAGATATAGGTCCGGTTGAAAACGATTCGGGGC